AAACTCCCTCCGGATAAGGTCTTTTTTCATTAGCCCGCGATGCCCATTCCTCCGTGGTCTGAACAACCTGCTGATAGATATATGCTCCTTTACTCATTCTTTAAATATCCTTGTTTTATGATTTGTACCGAATCGTTAAAATAGTTAGCTCCCTGTAGGTAAATGTTACCAATCGGAGCACCACCGGAACCGGCTTCCTCCCAGATCGCTCCTGCATCCGAGTTATTATAGCATTTATAGAAAGTAATATCTCCTGAAGAGTCTTTGAAACGAACTTCTTGTCCGGGCATATACGGATATTCCACCCCTTCTAATATGTAATGAGTATCCGTTACCATCGGTTCGTGGTCAATATCAAGCACACCATTATTACTAACCGGACGGACAATCAAGTTAGGAGAGATCTTCTCGCCATAAGCATCAATCAGCTTAACAATAAACTCTGTAGGAGTATTCTTTACAATTTCAATTTTTGCAGATACCCCTTCTGCTAAGCACTCTCTCTCTACATATTCCTGGAGTTCATCATCATACTCTACCCATTTTTTTGACTCCGGGTGAATATAAGGCGAATGAGCATCCTTCCCTGGAGCCCGATATCCCTGGTCTTTACCATCAACCCACCAATTCAAATTTTCTCCGATGTAAGGTAATAAAGATCGATAGAAGTCGAGTTCTGTCTTATCTTCGTTACCTGGTTGCAGCTTCCATACTTGGAAGGCACTCATCCCTTGGGGGCCTTGTAAACGTCCGGAGTTGCGCCACTCACTTGCCGGAGCATCATAATACCAAATTTCATACGGTGATTCGTTCCCGATCTCAAAGCATCCGACTACTCCGCTCGGGTAAGCTGCCTTTAGTTCATCGACAGTCAAATACCGGGAAACAATATTTAATCCCTGCCCTGTTTCTCCGGTAGCCCGAATGGTCGTATTCACATAATCCTGTAACTCTTCATCATACTTCCACCAATATCCAGAGATGATCTTATCACGGTTATTTGAGAGAGTTGTCGCCCGATCGGCGGCCTTCACCGCTGCATCGGTTGCTTTGTCTGCTTTTCCGGCTGCTATCTCAGCAACACCAGCCTGTTCTGCGGCAATACGGGCTGCATCGGTAGCAACACCAGCCTGTTTTTCTGCCAAAGCTGCGGCTTCTATGGTAAACTTGATAGCTCCTTCTGCATTCTCTTTAACCTTCTCTGTTTGCTGTTTGACTAACAGCGTTTCATTGGCAATTTTATCCGCTTTTTCCGCTTTCTTATCGGCGTCTTTTGCGGATGTCTCAGCTATGCCAGCTTTTTCAGTTGCAAGTCGAGCAGCATCACCAGCATCCTTTGTCGCTTGATCAGCAAATTTCTTCGCCTCCCCTGTTTCCCGGATAACAGTTTCAGCACGTTCTTCCAGAGCTTCAACGTCAGCCGTCAAATTTGCCTTGACTTCATTGACTTCTTTAATGACCTTATCTGCAGCATCCTGTGCCGGCTTTTGAAACAACAATTGAATATCTTCCGGCATAGCACGCCAAAACGCGTCAATTTGCTCTGAGGTCAAATCTGTGAACTTCAATTTTAAAGTTTCATAAGAAACAAGCTCTTTCCAAGCATCTTCTTCCTCACTTTCATATTTCCATTCAATACCGTTACTATTTGTCCGTAGAACAGGAGTTTCACCTTTGTCACCCTTAAGATCAGCTAAAGCAAGTAAATTATCCCACATACCATCAGTATAACGCCACTGGAGATGTGTTTCCGTTACTTGCAAGAAAATTTCTCTCCCATCTACTCCTCGCAAAATAGAAACCAGAACTCTTACCAGCTTTACTGTACTCCCTATTTGTTGCAAGACGGGAATGGACGTTACGCCATTAAGAGAATCTATCACTTCTATCTGTCCAGGATCATTAGACTTAGCCTCGATATTTTGCGTTACTGCAGCAACCAAACGGGCAAGGCCTTCAGGACTGATTTGTATTCCATCAATATTAATATCACCTGCAGCCATATTACTCAGTCTGTGATACCGGTACTAAAATCGGTTCTTTAAATACTTGATCCATCTCACTTAAAACTGTTTTGAGAAGAGCTATTTTAATAGATACTGATAAAGCATCATTGGGATCAAAAGATGCATTCAATCTTCCAGGATTCTCAAACGTTAACGCCCCTAGCTGAGTTTTTTTATATCCAAATGTGGCACGAATGGATGAAACCGGCTTCCCTACTTCTTGAGTAATGAGATAGTCGACCTGAACACCTTCAATCTCACTACTAGCGGTTCTACTTATTATTTGACTTTGATATTCCATATCAATTCTCACCTATAAGTTCTACAATTTGAGCATAACCGGCTGCATTCAGGCTAGATGCTGCCTGTTTAATTATCACAGCTTCGTTGGGGCCAATTTCAATTGCACCTTTAGCTGCGATCACCCGTTGGCACAGTTTATAGGCATCAAACTTATTCTTATTATCTTTCTCTGCATTACCGGTTCGCTCTAAACCTTCTCCAGTAAATAGACATTGAGCCAACAGATCATTAATCATCTGCTTCTTACCATCTTTTTCGATATCCTTACCTTTGTAATCTTTAAAAGGTTTCACAAAATTCACTTTCATAATCTTATTCTTTTTTATGTTGATAATATTAACCTTGAATTATTATTGAACCATTATCCTTATGTAGAGCCACTATTAATCCATTTCGAACAGTAAAACGAACATCATCCAAATCATAGTTGGATCCAAAGGATATCCCTCGTAGGTAAGTGTAAGTACCATTACTATTACGCCCTGTGATAGCACGGAACTCTTGACTTGCGCAAGCATTACTGATTGAATCTCCAAGAACATCCACGTCTCCGTCAAAATACCCAGCATAAGTCATCCCACTTTTAGGATATGTTTGATAGCTTTTTGAAGAAGCATAAATTGCAGCCCCTCCAGGAGCAGATCCAACACTCTTTATACCAAAAGCTCCGCTTGTCGCGGCATTAAAAGAAATATCTACAGCACCACCAGAATTTTCAGCACATCCTAATCGAATAGTTCGGGATCCATTCCCAAAATAATCTGACTGTGACCATTTGAGATTTCTATTTGTAATTTGAAAACCGCCAATGTATCCTACCGTTGCTTCAATGGTATTTACTTTTATATACTGAGAGTTTATATAGCCACCAATGATCAGAGTTTCAGCTTCCATTGCGGCCAGAATGCTATTCTTTTTACTCCAGCCTGGTAAACTATCTATTGCAGATAAAGCACTATTCGCATTTCGATACGCAGTATTAGCCGTATTATCTATACTATTAAATGACTGCTGCAAACTTGAATTGAACGAACTGAAAGTAACTGCCCCATAAAGATTAATTCGATTTGAAGCAATAGTCGTATTTCCGGGAGTTTGATTGATATACGAAATAATGGTCTGTCCGTTTTCCATTTCTTTGGAAGCCCACCAATAATTACCATCATAACGGGTTATCCATCCTGCAGTTTGAATCGTATGATTTATATTATCAATTTTTGTCGAAACACCACTTATCTGTTCCGCTGTAACTGAAAATTTAGAATCATAGTGTATATATATTTGCCCGGTTTCGGCATCAACATAATCTTTGCTGGCTTTTAACGCAATCTCTTCGGCATTTTGTGTAATTTGTGTCTGCAGCTGTATTTGGGCATCAGCCAAAGCATCATTAAATAACGAAACTCCATAGATTAATATCTCTCCAGTAAAAGTTATTTTAAAATCTCCTTTGCCATCCCACTGTCCTATTTTTGAAAACTTCTGATAATTGTCAGATACAGTTAACTGTTCTTCGGCATACAAATCTTGACCAGGAAAACCCACCATTAGCCTCCCTGCCCTCTTTACCTTATAAAAAAAAGCAAAAGAATAGGTTCCAGCTTTCTTCTCTCCATCAAATTTAAATAAAGAATTTCGTTGAGAGATTGTCGTACCCAAAATTCTTAAGACATTCTTGCTTCCATCCCTATAAATGTCAGCTATCTTACGTTTATCCGAATAAAAATTTGCATTAAACCATAAGAAACCACCACCTACATTAAAAATAGAAACATCATCTTCCGAATTCCAGTAACCGGTATTCTCTCCAAATGAAGAGTTTTTTAAAATATTTCCAGAAACAACAGACATATCATTTCGGATCCCTTCAATCTCACTCTCGAACTTACCATTCATAATGACAAATTTTTGTTCGACAGTTGTTCCGTCCTCCAAATAAATATCCGTATCCTCAAATACTGCCCCCTGGGCATAGATTCGATATCCGTTCAACTGAATGCCAGACCGAGTTCGAATACCGGACACATTACCGATACGAACTTTTACCTTTTCAAACATCGAGGCATCGGTTATACCATCAAGAATGTCTATATACGGAGCCTGATCGTCCGACGATGTCAAATAGATTATACCTTGTCGATTTTTATCTGTTTTATTACCAAACCGAAAAACGACATCGCCCATTTCCGGAGCATCTTCCCCATCTATAATTCTCAGATCAAAATAATCTGAAGTAACTTTTAGAATCTCACCATAAAAATATCGAATATTAATCCCCGAACTCCGTTGCATCCGGACAATATCATCTTTACGAAGATTCATCCGCATTGTCCCATCCATGCTATCCATATAGCATCGATAGAAACCCTGACAAGTTTCTACATAGAGAATCTTATTAAGATCAGACACTATAACTGAACCTCCTAACCCATAAATTTGACTGTACACAAGTTCATAAACCTTCATTGACTTGCGCACTGTCAAAAAGTCAAAAGTACCGGCAGCCCTGGGGATATCTATTTCAACTCCCCAACCGGCAAAACCGCTCGCAAAAGACGGAGAACCAAATTTACCGGCTAGAAACACATCGGAGCGAACGCGAGCTGAATCTATCATTACAGCACCGGGGTCCGTAATCTCCCAACCTCTCCCATCGTAACCGTCCAGGAAGATAGAACTACCTATTTTTCTATCGAATGTTATTTCACCATGAGCTGTATCATCAATATCTTTCCTTAAGTAACGATCATCAAAAGAACTAATTCCTTTTTTGATTTCTTTCAAAGTTCGAAGAGCAGTGAAAGCATTCTCATCGCTGGGCTCTGTTAGATCATTTTCCTTGATATGATAAATTGAATCTCCTCCACCGCCACCTCCGGCGCTACTATCCCACAATTCTGACAGTTCTTTAACCACAGAATTCTTAATCGTCTGGTGAATTGCACCGAAGGTCGTTACAGTTGGCTTGGGATCATGTGCATCAAATGCAGGAATCAGTACCCCCTCCCCTAA